GGGCATCTCGGATTTGTCGCCATGCGCGCTCCGCATATGTCTCGTTGTCTGCCATGTTGATCAGAACAAAGTCAGCCTTAGCCAAACCAAGATTTGTCTTGATCCACTTCTCAGCCTCAGATTTAGTTACGCGCCAGACAAGTCCTGCGCGCGTCGAGGCGCGGTTCAAGATCGCATTGCGAATCTTAGTGACCATTCCATTGATACCGTTATCAATAACTTGGCCAATCTTGACTTCATGATTGAGCCAGTCATCAACAGCCGTAGACGTAGCTTTAAGCTGTCCCTTGGCAATCAAGTTGACTCCCGCTCCAACATAATCGTTGAAGCTGGCCATAAAGACTGGCTTCTTCTGATTGGCAAGCAGTCCGTTAGTGACGGTGTTGCGTTCTGTCTTGACACTACGAGTGTAGACTGCAACTGGCATGTAGCGATACCCGTTCAGGATAGCTCCTTTAATGCGGGTACGTCCTTCCATTACATCACCATCAGTATCGATACATGGTGGGAATTCCGACATGTCATATCCATGTCGGCGGAAAGAAACTCGGAAACTCTCAATACGAGTAGTCTCGTCGAAGTCATCCCGGATTCCAATGTTCTTCCAGTTAGAGGAATTGAGATCGATCTCATCTAAATCTAACCAGTCGAAGTGTGAGAACTTCGCATCATTGAACTGAAGTTTAATGATTCTCTCTAGGTCATCTAGATTGATAGTTCCTTGGTCGTTAAAGCCCACGCGAACGAGCGGGTTATTAGGGTGATTATCAACACCATTAAGATTGTTGACATCGAGGATACCGGTATTGGCGCCGGTATTCGCTGTGTTTGTGTCCATTTTATATATTCCTTTGGCCAATGGCCTGTTAATGGAAAGTGCGATAGCCATAACAATTGCACTTTTGGGTTAAATGTGGTCTTTTTATTTATATCCTTGACCACTCTGGATACTAATTAAAAAGGTGGCAGACATTCCCCGGTCTGCCAGCGGGGCGAGCCTAGCCTGCTACCAGTTCATTAAATGCACGGTCGACGTCAGTAGCTTCGGTTGTGCTGTACTTGGCAGTCTCGCGTGAACGCGACTCAGCGGATCCGTCTCCGGCAAGTTGTTCATCGAGAATAGCGTCTACCTGCTCGGGGCTAAGACGCTCAAAGAGAGAGTCAAAGTCGGGCATGCCATCAAGGAGGGCGGGGATGGCCTCGGTATCCTCAAGCAAAGTTGAGGTATTACGACGCATTTTCAGGCTCGTCTGGGGGTATGCTCCCGGCTTAGTGGGCTTCGTATACGTGAGAGTAATATCAGTACCCTCGGTCGCGTCCGTAACATCACCGTACTCGGGGTCAAGGATGTAGCCGAGAAGGAGTTCGTATGCGGTCTTACCGTAGCCGTATACCTTAATCCCTTCATCTTCTCGACCACGAACAACGACGGGGCTGAAATAGCGGGTGCGCACAAAGAGTGACTTTGCAAGCTTTTTGCTCTCCTCGTCGTTTTTCTCGCTTCCTTCTCGCCAAAGCGAAGAAGCGAATTCGCAGATAGGACATGCCTCACTAAAATTACGCTTAGGACACAAGATTCCGCCCCTGTGGTCTCCTACGTTATAATGAAAGAACATTTCCTTCAGTGGATCTCCGTCGTTAGTTGGAATGATCCGAATGTCGGTGTCGCCCTCGTCTGGTTTAAACCAAACAGAAGTAGAATCACCTTTGTTTTCACCGCGCAAAGTTGCGAGCTTGCGGCGCATAAGCTCCATATCAATTGACATTATTCAATTTCTCCTTTTGTGAATAAAGTATAACACACCCAACTTTAAGAGTCAAGTGTTTTTTGTTCTTGTACTACGTTTGTGTGGGCAACGCAGAACCCAAAATCATCGTGCTCGGTTTCATAAATGGCATATGAAATCTTTTTGAAAGCATTCTTTGGTTTTTCCTTGAGCAAATCAACCAGCTTTTTGTGAAGGCCTCCCTCACTCGCTAATCTTTTGTCGTTTATACATATATAATAACACACTTCTCGCGGGGCGTCAAGCTCAAAAAACCATTTTTCTTCAAGTTTTTCTACATCCAGCGCAGCTATGGCGCGAATGCGACTTGTGGCGGCCGGGGTCGATACTACACCAATCTCGGGCTCTGTAAACTCAAAGAAATTTAAGTAATGGACCATCGAGAAAATCGTGTTATTCAGGGTATCATAATAGGTCTTAATAGGTATTTCTCCTATTACCTTTTCTAGAAGGGCGTTGGAAATAATCGTGATCGAATTAAATAACCCAGAGCGCGCATATTCTTGCAGTACTGCAAAAGTAATCTTCTCATTTGTTTTGGGGGCGCCGGTCAACAACTCCGTATCGGGCTGAATATAAAAGAGGTCTATTCGAGTGTGCCTAATTTGTTCTAAGATGCCTAGTCCATAATTAGAGCTAAGAGAGGCTCCCGTAATAAATACTTGTGTTCGTTCGCGAACATTTTTAAAAAACTCTGTGAGATCGGGTACATTCTGCTCATATTGATCTGGGTCTTCAAAATGTTTTAGCTTAAATTTATTTTTAGTATTTCTTTTAACTTTATTGTTTAAAGCATATACTTCATAATTGCTAATATCTTCAAACTTTTCTACAATAGCAGAACCGACGTTCCCGATACCGATAATTGAAATCATAACTTTAACTCCTCTATGCTGCCATAATCTTTACCGCATTTTAAATTAACTAAGAACTGGTCTAGTTTGTTCGTCGAGAACATTTTCTTTATCTCCGGTACTAAATGCCTGTCTTCATTAGCTAAATCAATCACAATTTCATCATGCACAACAAAGGCAATAAAAGATTTTTTATCTTCCAAGTATTTATCGATTGCTACCGCTCGATCTAATACCAAATCTGCTGTGGTACTCTGTATAATATAATTCAAAGCTTTGCGTTTGTCAACCTTTATTTTTCTTTTAAATGGAGTGTGTACAAATTCTTCGTCATACCACTTGTCGAGCACCTCTTCTCTCTTATAGCTTTCAAACTCATTGGCTGGTGCATCGCTGTTATATATCCACGCAAAAAACTTTACCTTTGCTTCTTGCCGAGATATTTCCTCTCGGATTAAATTCTTAATGTGCCATTCGTGCACGTCTTCTTGAGGCTGGTCTTCGCCGGCTAGCGCAATGAACGTTCGTACCTCGGCAGCGTTATAGTCAAGTGACAATAGCCAGTCGTTATGGGGTTTTACAAGCTTCCTAAATTCCTTTTGAAGGGTCAGTATAGGAAACGAATTTGCTCGCGTTGTAAGGCGTCCTGTGACTGTTCCGAATAAATTGTAATCAACATGAGTAGGACCACTTAGCAGCCTCTTAATTCGCATAGAATTTGAGGAAGAATAGTGCAACTTTTTACACCCCTCGTTCGTTAGATGAAGGTGCCGATACTTAAGATCGTGTAGGAGTGCCGATACATTCTTTAGATGATCATAGCACTCGGGTTTGGAATAGTTCTCTATGACATGAGCTGTCACTTTATTTTTAATCTCGCAAAACTTTTTAAGAAAATCTTGGGGTACCAAATCAAAAATACAATGGTCGCGCATATTAACCTTGGCCAATTCAAAAGATTTTAGATAAGCTCGGAATCTTTTTTGGGCCGCCTTGAGTTCTTCAAGATGTTTGGCCGGGCATGCTTCAGCCAAGGAAAGACCTGCGCAGTATAAAGAAGCATACTCTATATCTCTATTCTCTAGTCCACCCGAATACTTCCATGTATGGGTGAGTTCGGTGGGGAAATCTTCATAATAAAGCTTACCCTCACAATAAACACCTACACATTCACTTTTATCATCTAACGTCTGAAATATCACCGTCTGCTCGTTTATTTAAGATTTCTACGGGCTTTAATCCGGTGGACCTCGCGTTCGGTCTCACGCCAATCTCCGCCGTGTTTTCGCTCGTACTCATCTTTTGCTCTTGCATATTTATTATTATAACTCACTGAGCCAATATAGTCAAATGGTTTATTGAGAACATACTCAAAATTTTTAATAGCTACATTAATTTGCCCTGTGCGCATCACACCAATACAGTCATCTATGAGCCGTAGTTGTTCTGCTGGGGTGAAATGACTTTCCTCTTCCAAAAACCTTATCTGACAATATGTTTTAATATAATATTCAGCACTTTTAAGAGAATTAAACTCTCCAAACGTATAGGAGGGTGCGTAAGTTACCAGAGGCGAAAGCTCATTACTATAAGCACAGATAGCTGGGGTCGTCGTATGCGGGGAGCGCACAACCAGA